CAGAAGAAGTCATAGAAGAAGTTGCAGGATTTCCGTTTATGAGTCATGATGACTTAGTTGACTCAACTGTTATGGCATTAATGCGATTCAGGCAGGGTGGGTTTATAAGACTACCAAGTGATGAACCAGAAGAAGTTCAATACTTTAAACGTAGAGGAAGTGGATATTACTAATGGCAATAGAAAAAGCATTAACTCCTAATATCATGGGTGAAGGAACACAGGTAAATGGTAAACTACCAGAGCCTGATTTAGAGATTGAAATAGTAAATCCTGACATGGTCACACTAGATGATGGTAGTGTAGAGGTTACCATAGTTCCTGGGGATGATACTAAAAAAGGTGGTTTTAGTGCTAATATTGCTGAAGAATTAGAAGAAGATGTATTAAATGTGTTATCTTCTGACATTGTAGGTCTTATAGATGCAGATACTCAAAGTAGAAAAGAGTGGGCAGATACGTTTGTAAAAGGACTTGACGTATTAGGATTTAAGTATGAAGAACGCACAGAGCCCTGGGAAGGGGCTTGTGGAGTATACTCTAACGTGTTAGCAGAAGCTGCCATACGGTTCCAAGCTGAAACAATGAGTGAAACTTTTCCAGCGTCAGGGCCTGTAAAGACAAAGATATTAGGTGATGAAACAAAAGAAAAAGAAGAAGCAGCTAATCGTGTAAAAGCTGACATGAATTATGAGCTTACAGAACGTATGGTAGAGTATCGTTCTGAGCATGAAAGATTATTGTATAACCTAGGATTAGCAGGTTCAGCATTTAAAAAAATATACTATGATCCTAATATGGGTAGACAGATGTCACTATATGTACCTGCAGAAGACGTGATAGTTCCTTATGGTGCGTCACACATAGAGACAGCAGAACGTGTTACTCACGTAATGAGAAAGACAAAAAATGAATTAAAAAAATTACAAGTCGCTGGTTTTTATAGAGAGTTAGATGATCTAGGAGAACCACAACCATATCACACAGATATAGAAGAAAGAAAAGCTGAAGAAGGGGGATACTCTTTAACGGATGATGAAAGATACACAATATATGAAGTCCATGCTGATTTAGTTATTGAAGGCGTGGATGACTCAGAAGAAGAGATAGCCAAGCCGTATGTTGTTAGTATTGAACGAGGAACTGGTGAAATACTAGCGATACGTAGAAATTGGAATCCTGAAGATCCCCTTACATTAAAACGACAGCATTTTGTACACTATGCTTACGTTCCAGGATTTGGTTTTTATGGGCTTGGCTTGATACATATCATAGGTGGGTATGCTCGTGCAGGTACATCTATCATAAGACAACTTGTTGATGCAGGTACATTATCTAATCTCCCAGGGGGTTTGAAATCCAGAGGTTTAAGAATCAAAGGTGACGATACACCGATAGAGCCTGGGGAGTTTAAAGATGTGGATGTGCCGTCAGGTAGTATTCGTGACAATATCATGCCACTTCCGTACAAAGAACCTAGTCAAACTTTGCTGGCTTTATTAAATAGCATAACAGCAGAAGGTAGAAGATTAGGAGCTATCAGTGATACAAATATATCTGATATGTCAGCAAATGCTCCAGTTGGAACAACACTTGCTTTATTAGAAAGAACTCTAAAACCTATGGCAGCAGTACAGGCTCGTGTGCATTATGCCATGAAACAAGAGTTTAAATTACTAAAAACTATAATATCAGAATACGCACCAGCACAATATTCTTATCAACCTGCTAGAGGTGAAGTTAGTGCTAGACAAGCTGATTATGGGTTAGTAGAAGTTATACCCGTTAGCGACCCTAACAGTACAACTATGGCTCAGAGAGTTGTGCAGTATCAAGCTGTGTTACAAATGGCTACATCTGCACCACAGATATATGATTTAAAACAACTACATCGTCAGATGATAGAGGTTTTAGGGGTTAAGAACGCAGATAAACTTGTACCTATGAAAGAAGATATGAAGCCTGCAGATCCTGTAAGTGAGAATATGAACGCATTGACTGGTAAACCTATGAGAGCATTTATATACCAAGATCATGATGCACATATCAAAACACACACAGCCTTTATGCAAGATCCTGCTGTGACACAAATGATAGGTCAGAATCCACAAGCAAACCAGATAATGGCTTCATTGCAGGCTCATATAGCAGAACACTTAGCCTTCAACTATAGAAAACAAATAGAAGAAAGACTCGGAGCACCTCTACCTAAACCAAACGAAGAGTTACCTGAAGATGTAGAAGTTAATCTTGCTAGATTAGTAGCCGATGCTGGACAGCAATTAACACAAGCACATCAGCAACAGGCGGCACAACAAGCAGCTCAAGCAGCAGCTCAAGACCCTGTAAATCAAATGAAACAACAAGAGTTAAATATCAGACAGGCAGATATACAAAGAAAAGCACAAAAAGATGCTGCAGATACACAATTAAAACAAAGAGAACAAACTAGAAAAGAGAGAAAAGATGCTGTTGATGCTCGATTAGAGACAGAACAGTTAAAGATAAACAAAGCTGAAATAGCTATAGATGCTCAAAAAGCAGGAGCAAAAATAAAAGAAGATAGTAGATTAAATAAAGGTAAATTAGAATTAGATGTAATGAAAACGATGAAAGGCAAATAAATGGCTAAAACCGTCTTTGACGTGCTTATACAACAAATAGAAGAACAGAAGTTATCTTCAATACAGTTTCTTACAAGTGGTGGCCCAAAGGACTACGCACAATATAAGGAAGTTACTGGCTTGGTACGGGGTCTCGAAGTCAGTAAACAATTAGTAGAAGACCTCTTGCGTAACCAAAGAGAAGAAGATAATGACTGAACCAGCAATAGATCAGACTGTGCTAACTGATAAAGAAATAGATGCACAACTCCCTAGACCTGTAGGGTATCGTGTTTTAGTAGCACTACCTCAACAAAAAGACACATATGAAGGTAGTAATATATTAAAAACAGATACCGCTAAAAGGCACGACCACATAATGTCCATAATGGGGTTAGTTATGGATATGGGTGACCAAGCATATGCGGATAAA